TAGAACAATTATTTTTAAACAATAGAGCAACAATTACAAATATTGTAAATCAAGCTTTAAACTCAAGAGGAAAATCTAATTTAGTATGAGTGGAACATTCCCAACAAACCCAGTACCAAGTTCGGTATCAATAAGTTCTAATCAAAACACTATTGTATCAACAACTGTTTCTGGCAGACGACAAGCAAGACAAATAGATGGTCAAAGATTTAGATTAACTCTTAAATTCCCAGTTATGACCAGAAGTGAATTTGCACCTATACTTGCTTTTATAATTAAACAAAGATCACAATTAGAATCATTCCAATATACTCCACCAACTGTTGATGATGCACTAGGTTCTGCTAGTACAACTATTTCACTTAATGGTGCTATTAGTGCTGGTGTTACTACTTGCTCAATAGATGGCATGGGAAACAATTTAACTGGTGTAATTAAAGCTGGAGATTTCTTTAGATTTACTGGTCAAGCAAAAGTTTATATGTGTGTAGCAGATGTTGATTCAAATGGTTCTGGTACAGGAACATTAACATTTGAACCACCATTAAGAGCAAACGTAGCTGATAATGCAATTATAATTTATGATAATGTAGATTTTACAGTTGGACTTACAAATGACATACAGGAATTTAATATTGGAACAGAAAATTATTTTAGATACGAACTTGATCTTATAGAGGTTTTATAATGACAAGATCATTAACTGGTTCTTTAACAACTGAACTCGCAACCAACAAACTTAATCCAATAGAATTAGTATATATTGGAGTTAGCACAGGATTTTATTACACAGATCATTATAAAGATATTTCTTACAATGGTAATACTTATGTAGCATCTTCTTTATTTCTTGGATTATCAGAAGTAACAGAAAGTTCTGAGGTTGCTGTAAATAGTTTAACACTAAAATTCACTGGTGCAGACCAAACAATTATTTCATTAGTTCTAAATAATGATTACATGGATAAAGTTGTAAATGTTTATAGAGGTTTTTTAAATGATTCTCAGGCATTAATATCAGACCCATTTCTTTTATTTGAAGGAAGAATAGAAAACTTTAATATTGACGAAGATGAAACAAGTTCTTCTGTGTTAATTAGTGTTGCATCTCATTGGGCAGATTTTGATAAAGTTAAAACTAGAAAAACAAATACTAATTCACAAAAGTTATATTTTCCTAATGACAAAGGATTTGATTATGCAAGTCAATCAGTTCGTGAAATTAAATGGGGTAGAGCATGAATGACTTACACCGAATTATCTCGGTTTATAGACATTTTGAAAAATATAATAGTTACAAATATGAACAACTAGTTAATATGATTTTACCATCTTATAATCTTGGACAATACCAAATACATAGAGATAAAAACGAAGTTATAGGTTTTACTAATTGGGCTTTTCTTAATGATATTGTTGAGCATAGATTTAAAGCAACAGGAATATTAAAAGCTAATCAATGGAATTGTGGAGATAATCTTTGGCATATTGAAACTCTTGCAAAAAGGAATTTAAAAGAAATAATGGCTTGGACTAAAAATCATTTCACTTCTCTTTATGGTTATGACAAACCAATTAAATGGTTAAGAATAAAAGATAATAAAATAGTTAAACAGCAAGTTAGGCACACTAAACCTAGCTGGAATAATTTTGTGAGATTATAATGGGTTTTGTTGGAGATATATTAGGAAGTGCAGGTAAAGCAATAGGAAGTGTTGTAAGTGGAGTTGGTAAAGTAGTAAGTTCTGTTATTGGTTGGTTAGTGCCTAAACCAGTAATACCTTCTGGTTATGCAGGAACACCATCTTCACAAGGAGTTTTGGTAAACAAAGATTCAAATAATGCTTCTATTCCTATTGTTTACGGAAAAAGACAAGTTGGGATTTCTAGGGTTTTTGTAGAAAGTTCAGGAACAGATAATGCTTATCTTTATATAGCAGGAGTTATTTGCGAAGGTGGTAATGGTGGTATTGAATCAATAGATGAAATTTATATTGATGATAAACTTGTTACTTGGTCAGGTTCATTAACTAATGGAACAGTAAGAACAGTAAATAGTTCTGATACTAATTTTTATAAAGATGGTGCAAGTTTAATATCAGTTCAAGCTTTTTATGGATTAGACAACCAATCAGTTTCATCATTATTAGATGAAAGCACTAATTGGGATTCTAATTATAAATTATCAGGTGTTGCTTATCTTGCATTTAAATTTACTTGGAATCAAGATGCTTTCGGTTCTTTACCAGATGTTAAAGTTGTTTTAAAAGGAAAAAAGATTTATGACCCAAGATTAGATTCTACTAAAGGTGGTTCTGGTTCTCATAGACAAGATAATTCTACAACTTGGGCTTATTCAAACAATTCAGCTTTGGTTCTTTTAGATTATTTAAGAAATACAAGATATGGAAAAGGATTACCTAATAATGCTTTTGAAACAAACTATGACTCATTTAAAAATTCTGCAAATACCTGCGACACACAAGTTACACCTTATTCTGGTGCAACTTCTGACATTAACTTATTTGAAACAAATGCTGTTATAGACACATCTCAAAAGGTTTTAGATAATGTAAAAGATTTATTAGCACCTATGAGAGCATTATTTACTTACACTCAAGGCAAATATAAGGTTATTATTGAAGATACAGGAAGTTCACAATTACTTTTAAATTCAGATAATATTATTGGTGGTATTAAAATATATGGAGAAAAGAAAAATAGTAAATATAACCGAGTGATAGGAACATTTGTTAATCCTTCTAAAAATTGGCAAGACGATACTATCACATTTCCACCAGCAGATGATTCTTCTTTAGATGTTGCAGATAAATATGCTACTTTATTAGCAGAAGATAATAACACAGAACTAGAAGGTAGTTTTGAATTTAGAAATGTAACAAATCCTTATCAAGCTGAAGAACTTTGCGAAATTATTTTAAGAAGATCAAGAAATGCTTTAGGAGTTGAAGTTAGATGCACTTCTGAAGCACTAAATTTATCTATTGGAGATATAGTAACTTTAACTTATTCAACTGGTGGTTTTAGTGCAAAACCATTTAGAGTTCTTGGACTTGCTATCAATACAGATAGCACAGTAGATTTACAATTAAGTGAACACCAAAATACTTTTTATAGTTGGTCTGCAAAAAATCAAGAACCTGTAATAGCTGACACAACCCTACCAAATCCTAATAGTGTTACTGCACCAGTTTCAGTAACATTATCAGATCAACTAATTGAATATAGTGATGGTGTTGTTATAACTGCTTTAGATGTAACTATTGGTGCATCATTAGATAACTTTGTAGATTACTACCAAGTTGAATACAAACTAAGTACAGATACCGATTACATTATTCATGGACAAGGAACAGGACTTACTCAAAGAATATTAAATGTTAAAGATGGATTCTTATATAACGTAAGAGTTAAAGCTGTAAATACTTTAGGAGTATCTTCTACTTATACTTCTGCATCAAGAACTATTATTGGTGGTATTGCCCCACCTGCTGATGTTGAAGATTTTTCTTGTAATATTATTGGAAGTGATGCTCATTTATCTTGGACACAAATACCTGATTTAGATTTAGCTTATTACGCAATTAGATTTTCTACATTAACAAGTGGTGCATCTTGGTCTAACTCAGTTTCTTTAGTTGAAAAAGTTGCAAGACCAGCAACTAGTATTACTGTACCTGCACGAGTAGGTTCTTATTTAATTAAAGCAGTTGATAAATCTGGTAACTTATCTGCTAATGAAACAATTATTGCGACTAACATAAGCACAATAGGAAACTTTAATGCTGTTGCTACACAAACTGAATCACCTACATTCTTAGGAACTAAATTTCAAACTATTGTATCAGATGGAACATTAAGATTAGATTCATCAGAATTATTTGATAGTGCAACTGGTAACTTTGATTCTGCTACTGGATTTTTTGATTCTGGTCTTACATCTTTTGATTTATTTGCTACTGGTAATTATTTATTTGCAACTCCAATAGATATAGGTGGAGTTTATACTTCAAGAGTTACTGCTTCTATTACACAAACTTCAGATAATTTAGATGACTTGTTTGATGCAAGAACTGGAAACTTTGATGATGCAAGTTCTAGCTTTGATGGAGATACTCCTGCAAATTGTAATGCTCATATTGAGATTGCATTATCTAATGATGACATAACTTATACTTCATTTAGAAACTTTGTAGTCGGTGATTACACAGCAAGATATTATAAATTTAGAGTAGTATTAACTTCTTTTGATTTAGCTTCTACTCCAGTTATTAGTGCTTTATCAGTAAGTATAGATATGCCAGATAGAATATTTAGTGGAAATGATATTACTTCTGGTACTGGCACTTATAATGTTGTCTTTACTAATCCTTTTTATTCAAATTCTTATGCAGTAGGAATAACAGCACAAGGATTAAATACTGGGGACTTCTTTACAATTTCAAATAAAACTGTTAATGGTTTTGATATTGCATTTAAAAACAGTTCAAGTACTGGAGTAACACGAGTATTTGATTATTTAAGTAAAGGATATTAGATAGAATATGGCACAACACGATTTCGTAATAGCAAATCAGGGCTTCCCTGCATTTAGATCAGATCTTAATTCTGCATTACAAGCTATTAATACATTTCAATCAGGAACATCAAGACCAAGTGGTGCTGTAAGTGGAACAATATGGCTAGATACAACTTCTGCAACCACACCTACATTAAAATATTATGATGGTGCTGATGATATATCTTTAGCAACTATTGACCATGTGGGTAACACAGTAAATTGGCTAGATTCAACAGTATCAATTACTGGGCTGTCATCTACTGCAACTGGTACAGTTCTTACTCTTACAGATTCAGCTTCTACATCAACAGTAAATTTAATTATTGATAATCAAAAAGAAATTCGTTTTCGTGAAACAACAGCTAATGGAACTAACTATGTAGCATTAAAAGCACCTGCTAGTCTGAGTGCCGATTTTTCTTTAACACTTCCTGATGTTACTGATACTTTAGTTTCAAAAACTTCTACTGATACTTTAACAAATAAAACAATTACAAATCCAACAATAACAAGTTATATTGAATCTGTAGTTGCAATAGGAACAGTTGGGGCAACTCATACTTTATCTTTAACAAATGGCACAGTTCAAACTGCAACCTTAACTTCAGCAACAGCTTGTACTTTTACTATGCCTACTGCAACTGCTGGAAAATCTTTTATATTATTACTTAAACAACCTGCATCTGGAACTCCTACAACAGCTACATTTACAAGTGTTAAATATGGAACAGCTGGAGCACCTACAATTACAGCAACTCTTGGTAAGATGGATATTTTAACTTTTGTAGCAGATGGAACTAATTGGTATGGTTCTATTGCACAAGGGTATACTCCTTAATGTTCTCATCAAAAAATTTTTTTTTATCAGGGGAATTTAAAGGTGTCATAGCAGATTTTTTAGTAGTAGCAGGTGGCGGTGGAGGTGGTGGACAAGCAAACTCTTATCAAATGGGAGGAGGAGGCGGTGGTGGAGGTTATCGTGAATTTACTTCTCAATCTTTAAATGTCGCAACAAATTATACTGTAACAGTAGGTGCTGGTGGTGCTGGTGGAAATAATGCTGTTGGAGTTAAAGGTTCAGATTCTGTTTTTAGCACTATAACTTCTACTGGTGGAGGTCGTGGAGGTAGGTTTACTGATGTCGGTGGAAACGGAGGATCAGGAGGAGGTACTGGTACAACTGTAACTATTGGAAATGTAGCTGGAGGAACTGGTAACACTCCAAGTACATCACCATCACAAGGTAATAATGGAGGAGCAAGTGGACCAATTTCTGGTGGAAATGTTAATACATCTGCTGGGGGTGGAGGTGGTGCAGGAGCTGTTGGAAATGCAGGAGTTTCAGGAGTAGGTGGTACAGGAGGAGCTGGTACAGTATCTGCAATAACAGGGACTAACGTAGCATACGCAGGAGGAGGAGGTGGGTCAGCCGATGGCACACAAGGTGGAGGAGGTAATGGTGGTGGTGGAGGAGCAGTACTTAATGCTGGAGGTGGTTCTGCTGGAGCAGGTACAGCTAATACTGGAGGTGGAGGTGGCGGAGGTGGTTACGTCTCATCTGCAACTGTTGGTGGAGCAGGAGGTTCAGGAATAGTTATTATTAAATACCCAAATACATTTACTATCACAAATTCAGGGGGAGGTTTAACATTTTCAACAAGTACATCAGGTGGCTTTAAAGTTACTTCATTTACTGCTGGAACAGGAACAATACAATTTAATTAATATTATGGCACATTACGCATTTTTAGATCAAAACAATATAGTAATAGAAGTTATCGTTGGTAAAAACGAAAATGAAGAAGGTATTAATTGGGAACAGCAATATGGTTCTTTTCGTGGACAAGTTTGCAAACGTACTTCTTACAATACAATAGGTGGAGTTCATCAATCAGGTGGAACACCATTTAGAAAAAATTACGCAGGAATAGGTTATACATACGATGAAAATAGAGATGCTTTCATTCCACCTAAACCTTTTAACTCTTGGATATTAAATGAAGATACTTGTAATTGGAACGCACCAATAGCTATGCCAGAAGATGGAAATATGTATTCTTGGAACGAATTGACTTTATCTTGGGATTTAATAGAATAATAAAAAAGGAAGGTATATGTCAAAAGTAATCAAATTAGAAAACAAAAAAATAACTAAATTAAAACTAGAGAATAAATCTGATAAGTTTATTGGATTTACTAATATTACTGATAATCCAGATTTAAAAGGAAAAGCTATCTACTTAAACATTAATAATATAACATCTATTTTTAGTACAAACAAAAACACGACAATACTTCATAATGGTACGACTGGTTGGGAAGTTTTAGAATCATTAGAAGAAGTAATTAAAAAAATATGATAACATTTATACTTGGAACAATCTTAGGAGTTTATCTTGGTTGGAAATACGAGTTAGCAATTAACGACTTTATAGAATCAATTAAAATACATTTAAACATCAAGTAGTCTTGATTTTTGTTGCAACGCAACATATATATCCTAGAAATAAATAGGAGAAAAAATGTTTACATTTAAACTACCGACATACGAAGAACTAAAACAAAACTACGAAACATATTTAAAAGATGTTCAAAAGTTTTACAAAGACTTCTATTCGGATATACAAAAGACTTTTAACAAATAACTTTATCTAAACTTAATTGTCTGATAAAAGGACTGCACAATATTTAATGTGCATTTATAGATTAGCTGATGGCAGTTGTTGTCTTTTGAAGTCTTGCAAATGTGCTGATAAAGACAATGACAAAAAAGAATACAGACGAAATTCAATCTCTTACATTTAAAGGGCATATTACAGGAATTAAAAGAGAAATAAAAATACTTGGTTGTTCAGTTTATAAGCTGGAGAAAAAAGTAGAATCTTTATTCTGGTCTATACTTTGTGGACTTGGTGCTTTATCGTTGGCTTTAATCACAATATTTTTAGCTAAGTAAGTATTGCTTAAAAAGCCGAATACAACTAACAGTTAGTTATGAATAAAAGAATCTTAGTCATATCAGATTTACACATTCCATATCATAGAGAAGATTCATTTGAGTTCCTAAAAGAAATTAAAAAAGAATACAAGCCAGATACGATTGTAAACATAGGTGATGAAATAGATTGCCACGCATTATCATTCCACGATCATAACCCTGATCTTGCTTCTGCTGGACATGAACTTGTTAGAGCAAAAGATTTTATAAAAGAATTAGAATCAATATTTCCTGAAATGACTTTGTTAGACTCAAATCATTCTAGCTTAGTTTATCGTAGAGCAATTAAATCAGGAATCCCTAGAGGTTATCTAAAAGAATACAACGAGTTCTTAAATGTTAAAAAATGGAACTGGGTAGATAATTTAACTCTTACCTTACCTAATAAACAAAGATGTTTCTTTACTCATGGAATATCTGCTGATGTAACTAAAGTATCTCAGATTAATGGAATGAGTTGTGTTCAAGGACACTTCCATTCTAAATTTAAAATAGAATACTGGGCTAACCCTGATGCACTATTCTTTGCTATGCAAGTGGGTTGTCTAATTCAACAAACGAATATGGCATTTACTTATTCTAAAAACTTTAAAACAAAATTTATAATGGGTTGTGGAATGATTGTAGATTCTACTCCAAGACTAATGCCAATGGTACTTAACAAAGAAGGCAAATGGATAGGCAAGTTAGTTTAAATTTTTCTCTAAGAGAATTTATATATTCTGATACTGCAATCAGATTACAGATAGATAATACTCCAACTGATGAAGTTTTAGTTAATCTACAAAATGTGTGCCAGTTTATTTTAGAACCAGTAAGAAATCATTTTAACAAACCAATTACAATTACTTCTGGCTATCGTTCTCCTGAGTTATGCAAAGCCATAGGAAGTTCTGTAACATCACAACACACATTTGGACAAGCAGTAGATTTTGAAATTTTAGGAATACCTAACAAAGAAGTTTCTGACTGGATAGTTAATCACTTAGACTATGACCAATGTATTCTTGAATTTTGGAAACCTGAAGAACCTAATTCAGGTTGGGTGCATTGTTCTTACAAACCTTCAGGTAATCGTAAAATGTATCTTAGAGCATTTAAGGGAAATGGTAGGGTTGTGTATGAAGTCATTTAAAAAACAAGTTGGTGGAAACCACTACAAGAAATATAAAATCCAACCAGTAGAATTTATCATTAAAAATAATATTGGATTTGTAGAAGGAAATATCATAAAGTACGTTTTAAGATTTAAAGAGAAGGGTGGAGTTTCAGACTTAGAAAAAGCTAAACACTACATAGAACTACTGATAGATTCATCTAAAGGTAAGTAATATCATTTAAACTGCTTTTAAGGCATTGTGGCTTTAAAACGAGTATAATCCCATAAGAACTCTAATTGTTAAAAAATAGGGGTAATTTGAGGGTTTAAACACTATAAAAAAGAACATTTAAGGAAAATTATGCAAACACAACCAATAACAAGAATAGACCCAGATAATTCAGCTTATGTAGCTAATATTACAACTTCTAGCCAAGCAAGTACAGCAATAACTACTGGTTCAGGAATAATAAGAATATCAACACAAGGAAACCACGTTCACTTAGCTTTTGGTGCTACACCAACTGCTTCTGTAACTACAAGTTTTTTTATGCCAACAAATTCTACTGAATTTTTTGCTTTTAAATCTGGTGAGAAGGTAGCTTTTATTGGCAATACTGGGGCAGGTTCTATTTCTATAATCGCAGTAGATTAATATGCTTCCAGCTTTAGGTGCTTTCGCACCACTTCTTAACACAGTCTTTAAATCAATAGAGAAATCTATTCCTGATAAAGATTTACAAGAGAAGTTAAAAGCTGACTTAAATATGCAACTTCTTACTTCTGGTACAGAAGAATTAAAAGCATCTGCAAGAATTATTGAAGCAGAAGCTAAAGCAGGTTGGTTTGCAAGTTCTTGGAGACCATTACTTATGTATATTTTAATTGGTATCTTAGTTCTTAACTATATTATCTCTCCTATTATTTTAGCTTTATTTTCTAAAAAGATTGGAATTGAATTACCTTCTGATGTTTGGACTTGTTTAAATATTGGACTTGGTGGTTATGTAGTTGGTAGATCAGGAGAATCTATTGCTAGAACTTTGGCATCAAGACCAAAACAAAACGATCAAGAAAATGGATAGTCTAAAGTTAAGCGATCAAACACAAGTATCTTTACCAATTAAAAACATAGTAGCTATTGTATCTGCTATCGTTGTTGCTGTTTGGACTTACTTTGGAATTGTTGAAAGATTAAATAGAATAGAGACTAATGAAAAATTAATGGCTCAAGATTTACTTAAAAAAGCAGATCAAACTCCTAAGAACCAAGAATTATTTATGTTGATTGAGTATCAAGCTAAAACAATAGAAAAACATAATAAACAACTAGAAGAAAACGTACATACCAAAGTACTAATTAATCAATTAGAAAAAAAAGTAGATAAACTAGAAAAAGAATTAGATACAGTAAGAGGTAAGTAATGTTTGAAGTAGTTTTTGCTTTACTGATGTATATGAATGGTAAGCTAGAAGGTTATTCCCCAAAATTAAATGTCGCAGATTGCTTAGAACAGAAACGTAAAGTTGAACGTGATGGAACTAATGATGTTACTAAATGGTCATGTAAAGAAGTTGAAGCCATTATAGAAACTGATAAGCATGGAATTAAGAGAATCAAAGAGATTAAAAATTTAAAATAAATGTACCTTAATGCTAATATACCTTTAATAGAGTGCTATGTTAGAGGTAATTATTTAAGAGATCAAAAAGATTCACACGATAAATATTTCTGGTGCGTAATATTCGGAGTTACAAGTATTCCTAAGCAAGTTCCTTTATTTAATTTTGTAATGGAAGATGGTGGTATTTGGTGGCGATCTCCTATATCTGCCTTCTGCCAAGATGAAGGAGTGCCTGAGCAACCTCTTGGAGAGTTATGTTTATGGGATTCTTTTTCTTACAATATAGCAGTTACAACATTCCATCAATTAGCAGGTTCTAAAGTTCAATTCTTACAAAGAGATAAGACACCACAATTAGGAAAGTATTTATTTACTTTAGATTGGTCAGAAGGTGATTTTAACGAATTAGATTTTGGTTATGCAAGTAAGCCAGATCAACATAAGTGCGGACATATTATAGAAATGGATAATGGTAACTTTGCTATTCAACCCAATAACAGAATGAGAGTATTTGATTCTAATATGGGAGTTAATTGGAATGAACCACCATTAATAAACAGATTAGTAAATACTAGAACTTGGAGTGTTGAAGATCAACCTAAGTGGACAACATCTGAGAATGAAGTTGGACAATATAATTATGATTACAAAGACACCACAAAGTAATTTTTATTATGTTACTTACTCTATAAGCTTTGTAAGAGTGAATACAGATAATGTTAAAGAAGATATAGCTTATTGTAAGTTCTTTGATACTGATTATTTTACAAACTGTTCTTCTTTTTTAGCTTCCTTAAAGCACGTTAAGAAGTTAAGAATTACTCATGTTGATTACGAAGTTGAAAAAGCTAACTGGTGGGATTATGACGACAATATTTCAAACAATATTCACTAATTTAACTGCACTTCAAAATATTCTATACCATCATTGGGAAAGCTTTTTAATTGCGACTTTGGCAGTAGCTTTAATATTTGATCTACACTTTTAAAAATAATCTTATCTGCTAACGGAAAGCAAATAGTAAACTTAGTATGGTAGTTTGTGAATGATTGTTCAAAGTAAGTATATCTTTTAATATCTCTAACTTTTATCTTAGCTAAAGTTTTACCATTTTCACCATTGGTAGCATTTTTTAATTCAACAAAGAACTGCTCTTGCTTATGTGCTTCTTTAGGTGCGTAAACGAAGTAGTCTGGGAAAGCTTTGATAAGTGTTGGGAGTTTGGCAAACATAGGAATAATACTTTCAGCGAAAGATTTAGAATCATCAACAGCATTAAGACCAAGCTTCCTACACAAAAAGCCACGACTAACGCAATACTGAACGAAACGATCTTCACTAATGTTAAGATAATTCTTTGTGCGATTTTCATAAGACTCGTGGTTAAAGTTTTCAATGTATTTTTTATCATTCATTTATCTACTCAAATCTCTTTGAGTTACAAGCCATGATCTATAAAGATCAACCCAGCTTTGTAAGTTAGCATACTTGCCTTTAGCAATAGAATAGTTTTTTTCAGCTACTAATAAACCTTCAATAATAGTTTTATAGTTCTCATCACTATAAGCCCACTTCTCAGCTTCAGCTACCGAGCAATTCTTTTCTAATTTTTTAGTTAAAGTTATTTGACTAAATGTAATCTTTTTAAATTCTTCGCATCTGCGATAAGTATAAAGACTTTCACTCATAGCTTCTGAACAAGAGTCCAGTTCTGCTTTTATATCGTCAGGGTTTTTTAGTGATAGATCGTGCATACCTTCCTTTACATTTTATAGTTGTGTTACTAAGTTACCCTAGTAATTTTTCAAAGTTAAAAGCTATTTTAGAATTTACAAACTCTCTAAGTCTTTTTGCCTTATCAAGTTTAACTTTATATTCTAATTCAAGATCAAGCAATTTTTTCTGCCGATCTCTTAGCTTCTGAACTACTTGTTGTTGTAGCATCATTTTCTAGTTTAATTTTGCTAGAAATCATTTTTATATTTATAGTTCTGAAGTCTAACAATTTACCTTCTTTGTTAGATAAAGCATCTTCTATACTTTTAAATTGCTCTATCACAACACCAGTAATATCAACTATTTTTTCTCTTATTACTGTCATTTATAACTATATATTTTTTATAACATTATGCAACTATGAATATGCAAGGGGTAAAGGGAATTTTGACTTCTTGGATTGAGTCCAAAAAAACCCCCTTGCATAAGAATTTCTAGTTACCAAAATTCATTTGAAATAAAAACTTATAATCTTTTATTTTCAAATCAACTTCTTCCTTATTAACACCAATTTTCCCACTTTCAATACCAGATTTTAACAAAGCTAGAATAAAAAGTAACTCGTCTTTATTAAGTGGCTTTTTAGTTACTGGTGAACTACCAATTTCTTTTTGAATGGTAGTTACTGCTGTATTAAAGTTTTCAGCTTCAAAATCATCTACATTAAAAGTAGTATCTGGTTTTGTTTCTACTGGTGCTGAAGTTAAAGCTTGTATTAATGGTCTCTTAGTTTCAGGGTCATTAACGATATATGCAGACCCAGTCTTTTTAGAATGACCAAATGAGCAACTTACTAAAGCATCTTTAACTAAAAAATCTGGTTTTTCAGATGCCCATAATACAAGTTCTTGATCTCCAATTTTAAATTTAAAGTTTGGAAATTTTGAGATTGTGCCATCTTTACCTTTTCTGTTATCAAAAAGGTAAGTTACTTTACCTTGTATGTGTGCCATTTTATTTTTCTCCTTCTATTAATTGATATAGTTTAACACACGCGAAAAAAGCTTCGCGTATTGTCTCAGATACATCTACTGTTACAATTTTGTATTTACCAGTTTTAGGAAAGCATAGAATTTTTGCTCTATCTATTTTAATTCCTAATTCACGTTCTAATGCTACTGCGTAACCAACCACCTGAAGCCGATAATTAAAATAATTAGCAGACTTGCTTGTTTTCCAATCCATAACAACATAACCATCTTTGTCTTTTGCTAAACAATCAGTAGTTCCACAGAACTCATATTTATCATCTTTGTAATAAACCTTTTTTTCAAGATTAATTACTTCAAAAGATTCAGTAGCAAACCAATTTTTGAATTGAGTATAAGCATTTAAAACTTCAGGGTTATGAATTTCTGTTTCAGCACCATCAGTTAAAAATCTCTCTACGTTTTCATGTAGCATAGTTCCAATGTCTCCTGATCTGTCTCTTGAACTTAAAGCACTTGATTTAATTTGCTTTGCCAAATCTATTAGAGCAATCTCATCATATTTTGTATTTGGTTTAACAAGTTCTAAAAACTTTTCACTAGCTAACTTCATTCCCCAACCAAGTAATGCACTACCATTATTTGCACAAACTTTTGTAATATTAGTCATGTTAGGAATTATTCTATCACCAATTCTATATTGATGAACTTCTGGGTCAAACTCTAACTGAACTTGACCATTGTATAACGAGTATGTTGTCATTTTATTTTCCCTTTATTTTAATTATGCTTATAAAGCATAAATATCTTGTTTAATTGTTTTCTTATAGTCTGATTTGGTCATGTCTGTAAACAAGTTATCTACTGACACACCAAATGTTTTTGCAACTTTGTATAGTTGAATCGCACTCATTTGATTTTTTGCAAGTTCAAATTTAGACACCTGCTGAGTTTTAGAGTTCATAAATTCTGCCAAATCAGTTTGTGTCATATACTTAACCTTGCCATTAAACTTCTCAATCTTAGTATTGATTCGCAAGAACTTAATATTACTTGCCAATGTATTTGTTATGCTTTGTCTGTCCATATTTCCTTCCATTGTTTCATAAATTGTTTCCAATATAATGAGTCTGTTTTTTCAACATCATATTGTGGATATAACTTAAAGAACTCATCTAAAGTTAAATCGCTGTGATCTAAAAGAGCATAATAGTATTCAAAGTAAGTTTGAACAATATGTGGTTTCTTTTCAGATTCTAAGACTAGTCGTTCTATTTCTTGTTTTACAGTTATCATATTTTTCTCCATCAATTTAAGATTGAATGACCTCTATTTTTTAGGCAATTACGCATAAAGGTTTCTCTATTATATTTTGCTTCTGGGCTTAACCATAAAGTTTGTGGTCTAATAAAAAAGTTATAAAAACCCTTACCAGCTTCAACCAGTTTATTTGTATGTTCCTCAGCAATCAATTCACACAACTTTATATCATCTGACAAGTTTTCAGCTTGGGCAGAATTGTGTGTCCCACTTCTTCCTTTTGTGTCTGTTATCGGCTTCCAAGCACAATTACTTATTGTTAAAATAAGTATTAAACCTAATAATGTTTTCATTTTTCCCTTTGTTTATTTTAGTTAAGTAATCTTCAGTATGGATATTAGCAATATCAATTTTCTTTAATATTGGTTTTTGTTTCCATGCTAAAGTTATGTATTCCAATAAAGTTTCAGTTCGCTGATTCTTTATTAAAATTTCTAAGACTCTACTCGCTATTTTGTGATCGTTCTTTATTGTCATTTGCCTTCTCTAGTTGTTTCTTTTGTTTTTTAAGTTCAGCTTCTTTTAAAGCCAATCTTAACTTCTCAGCAAAAACACTTTGACCAAGTTTTTCTGATAAAGATTGTTTAGTCATTTGTTTTCTTCAAGAAGTTTTGCCACTTCATTATACAGTTTTTTCTCTTTTGTAGTTATTTTATGGACAGAAGTAAACTCTTGCACGATAAAATATTTCTTCAAAATTCCATACAAATCTTCTAATACTAAACGTGGAATCAATATTTTCATAGTTAATTAATTATCCAATAGAATAATACTATACTTGAATTAAATAATATTAATGCTACCAGAAATCCTATTCCGTCTTTTGTTTCCCTTGTCATTTGTTATTCTCCCATATTAAATATGCTATAAATACTGCAAAGCAGAAGTATGCAAAACCTAAATCCGATATAAGTTCTAGCATTGTTTTGTTAGCATATTGTTAAGTTTACTTATTAGAGTAGTAATACTTTTTTTGGTATTAATTCCCCTAACTTCATTCTCTAAAAGTATTCGTGATAAAGCACAAGTCATTAACTTCATTTCGTAATAACTCATAGAACAAATCACTCCTACGTCTTTTCTTGCCATTACTTCTTCCTTCTTTTGTTACCAAAGCAATCCCATTTCTTATGATAAGCTTTAAGTAATTTTGCTAATTGTTTTTTCATGCTACCTTCCTTGTTAAAGTTTATCTATATTTTATAAAAAGTGAATCACTTAATGTGTACTTTTTACTATCACAATTTAACAATGTAACTTTGTTACAACTAAACATTTTAATCCAATCTACAAATTTTTTCTTATCATCATAAGAAGCATCTATAAATTTAACTTTATGGTAGTCGTCAAGTATAGCTTCAACAACAGCTTTGCCT